TTAACAAGTCGCTCTTCGACTGTCTCGTAATCTTCTAGATTAAACATATAAATCGTTCTCCTCTGTGTGTAACTGACCGGCTATGGCAACATACGCTGCGAGGTCGATGTAAGTGTCTGGCTTAGCAGTTTCCATTGACCTTGCGACTTTGACCAATGCCATACACATTGCCACCTGATAATCTGTAATTGGCATTTCGAGGTATGAGCTCCAGAGTGCGGCGGTGCGCTGCATATTGTCCGATGGGTGACCGTAATCAAGTCCTCGGTCTTGGATAGTAGCTCTCGCTTCGTTGAGGTAATCACGGGCGTTCATCGATTAACCTGGTGCTGAGTCTGTGCCTTGATTAGACGGCGGGCATTTATCTTGCCTTGAATCTTGCCGTGTTCATGGCCTTTGGCATACCCGATTAAGAATCCAGGTAGTGAACCGATAAGCAATGAAAGTAAAACTATGTGATCGTGGTTAGTAATCATCTTGCTCCCTTCGCGCCGTACTTCGGCACTAAGAGAAAGTTACCCTAGTGGCAGCTCTTGGTCGATAAGATTTAGATAACGAAACGGTAACAATTCCACCTCGTCAATGGCATCATCTAGGCTGTAAGCCAGGTCACTTTCTCGGCCTGCCATAAACCTTCCCCTGGACTATAAAGGTGCCATTCTTCTCGATGTTAATTAGATCGACTTGAACAGTTGAATTCTGGACATACATGATTGCGAATGCTTGCTGCCAGTTAGCCGTTCCCTTGGTATATGAAGCCTGCTTAAAGTCCATAAGGTTTCCTACCTCGACACCATGCAGAACACGCCCTAAACGGCCACCAGAGGCCTCTGAGAAGGCTGAACGGCCTGCTCTGTGAGTATGTCCTGAGATAACATTCTTACCGTGTCTACGGGCTGCTTCTAGGGCTGAAAGGCCACCTAGATTCTTAATAGGCGTATGGTCTCCATGAACGGCTATCCAGCCTGGAGCAATGTTCATAGGATTCTTATGAAAGGTGATTCCTAGTTCATCGAACTTCATGAACTTCTCGAATCTCAGCTCTGGAAGGCTAAGAAACGAAGGAATCTTCTTCATGATAATGTTATAAAGTCTATCTGTGTGGTTGCTTCGGATGCAGTCAGTAACACCCAATTCCCAGAGCAGGTCGACGCATCTGTCACGATCATCGCCAAGGCTCTGCTCATAGGCTTGAGGGGTTCCCTCACTCCATTTAGAGATGGTTTGGAAGTCAATTTCATCTCCGATAGTTACTGTCTGGTCTGGCTTAAACTTCTGCAGGAATCTTGCTATGTTCTGGGTTACATGGACATCCTCGAAAGGAACCTGTAAATCGCTCAGAATAACGATTCGCTTCATTTAGTCCTCGTCATCATCCTCGTATGGGATATTGTCTATCCGGTTGGGTAGGTCGGGAATTATCCAGTCCGGGAAGGTTTCACGATCTGAGAGGAGCCAGAAGGCATGAGTCTCTGTGAATCCTGCTCTGCGTAATGACTTGTAATACTCATTCATAGCAATGCAATAAGCATCGAGTTTGCTATAAGTATCTAAGTCTATGACTGGTCGCTTCCTTGCCATAGATAAAGTGTTACTTACCTAACAGCTCGATGATTGTATCGACACGCGCTTCCAGTCGATTAACCTGATCCTTAATACTCGAGCCACCATTGGGCTTAAGTTCATTTAAGTAATGCTTAACTAGAAACTGTAGAAACGCAGCTGTGCCGCCAAGGACAGTAACAATTCCAACGGCAATTGCCGAGTAATCTACCGCGCTCATTATTTCTTAGGAGTTGCGTATCCGAATACGCCTGCTAGGACAGCCCAAAGGACAGAGCGATAGTCAAGTGCAAAGTTAGATGCACCCCACGCTGCTAGGAAAGCACCTGCTGTAAGGATTGCTGGATTCTTCATGTTCATACTGTTCCGCCTAACATTGGGATAAAAAAGAACGAACCGTCTGTATCGCCCTTTGGAGTGAAAGAAATGTGGCAATGATGGTTATGCGGGTTAGATCCCGAATACTTTCTCCAACGCCAACCCATGCGAGGTGATGCGATGCGGCCATTGAAGATGATGTAGGCAATTCTCTTATCTCCGGCCTTGGCACAGAGTCGAATCTGGTTAGCAATGTCAGGCATGAGGTCGGGTTTCGCCTTACCAGATACATCTCTGTCAACATCGATAGCCCTAACCGTTTTGCTATCAAGGCTTGGTATATGGTCAGACTTACCAGCTGAGACATGACGAGCATCTGCGATCCATCCATCCGAGGTTCTATCTCGGTCTGGAAAACTATCATCGAACTGCTCTCTTAACTGCTGTCCGGCTTTGCATAACTTTGGGGTCATGCCAGTAGCAAAGATGCTTCTTCTGGAGTAAGGCCAAGGCGCTCGAGGATAGCGTTCTTCTGGCTAACCTTTGCAGCTTCTTCTTCACGGATTGCTGCCGCTGATGCAAGGTCTGCTAGATGAACTGTGTACTCATCCTTAGTCATTGGGCGCTCGACTTCTTCGCCTGTCTCAGAGTTATAGATTTTGATTGTTGGATTAGGCATTATTTGACTCCGTAGATTCTGACTGTTCCGCCGTTGAATGATGAAGTATCTGCTGTGAATTTGAGAGATGAAACGGCTGAGTTAGTGATTACATTGCCGCCGCCGTTTGTGGTTTCTGTAACGCTTGAATTGTTAATATACTGCCCAGTTAAGCGATACGGCTTGTAATTTGTCGTGGAAGCATAATTATCAATAGTAATGCTAAATGCGTTGTTGGTATTGTTAAGCACATAATTGTTGTAGCTCATTTGGAAATCTCCGGCTGCGATTCCTTGACTGTTTACCGTTGCGCCTGATCCAATTTGCCGCACCGTTGAAGCGAGATTACTAGTTCCATTTATCTGACACGCAGCGTAAGCACCGGCTGTTGCGCTGAACGAAATACCTGTGACAAGAATCAACAGAGAATTGTAAGTCTGGTCAATAGTTGAAACGGTTGTGCTTGCACCTGAAAGAGTTGTTGTAGATAGCAAAGTCATTCCGCCGGATGATGCTGGCGTAGCCCATGCAAGGCCTGTAGCTGCTGTTGAGTCAGCTGTGAGAATCTGGCCATTAGTTCCAACTGCTAATCGTGCTGGAGTATCGGCTGCTGTCGCACCAATGAGATCACCCTTAGCATCGACAATAGCGTTCTGAATAGCGTTTGAGTCATCTTGAGCGACCCATGAGAAATCGAGGTCTGTTCCAGATGCCTTGGCTAATACTTGGCCTGTGGTGCCGCCTTTAAGGTCGACCATAGCTGTGTCGATATCTTGGCCAAGTGCAGCAATAGCGGTAGCGCCATCCTTTACGAGGTCTGTCGACTGAGGGATATCCCACCCAAAGTTCGTGGTTGTTGTTGCCATTACGCTACTACTCCTATCGCATCTAGCCAGGTTAGGCTTGTGTTAAGTGTGTTCCATGTCTCCGCTGCATTTACCTGCTCCCATTTTACCGCAACTTGGGAGAAGTTTATTGGAGAAGCGTTGAAAGTCAGGCTGAGGTTATTCAGGCTCGCTCTGAAAGTCCAGCCCTCGATGTAACCCTGGAATGAACCACCGGTGATATTAGGCGGTAGGTTCTGAATCCAGACCGGTTGGCCTAGAAATATGTTAATAAGGGCATCTCTGTCAGCGTTATCAATTTCTGGGTTTCCAAGCACGAAAGTAATGCTCTGGAACTTTGGGTAAGGATTAGCTCTTAGTTCGATATAACGATCTGCTAGGGCTTCAGCATCTGAAGTGCTCTTGATTCGAGAAGTATAAGATTCTCCATACACGCCATAAGCAGACTGGCTGGTTAAATCCTGAGCGACATAAGACTGGTTGCCATTGTTATCGTAAATTATATTAAAGTAATTTCTAAGGTCTCCGGCGCGAGTGGTCGCAGCTAGCCCTAGCCCATTGGCATGGTTAGCATCAAGGGTGGTGTAGCCGTTAGCCGCTAGATAATCCTGTCGATGAGTCTGGTCTGCATACCCGATATTGCCGTTGGAATCTTCATAGAGAACGCCAAAGGCTGAGTTAGCAATATCTGTGCAAAGTGTGTAAAGGTCTGTTGGACTTGATGATCGTGCAATAAGTTCATAATCGCCAGGTTGGTCGATATTGCCTAAGCCGATGTTAACGGCATCAGCCCAAATCTCTGTAGGGTTATAAGTAGCCCAAGTCTGAGCCGCTGGAACCTCATTCCATTGCCCTAATAGATACCCTGAGAGAAGTGTGTATATCTGGTCTCCATCAAAGTCTTGGGACAAGATTCCGTTATCGATAATCTTAGGCAGTTTAGATAAGGCGCCAAGGGCTGTAATAGTAGCGACGGTGGTATAGCCAAGGTCACCTGCACGATTGACGGCGATAGTAAAGTCTGAGATATACCCGCCAAAGATTGGGATATAAGTCCCAGATGAGTTAGTTACTTCTACTGCAAGTCCGGTTCCCACAGTAAAGTTATAGCTTGAGTTATCAAGGTTCATTAATTGCAACTGGCAATAGCCTGCTAGTGGCTGGACATTGATATCGGTTCTGCCTGAAGTAACCGTAAGGTTAGCGATAGTTACATCTGTGACTTCTGTGCCATCGACTAGGACTTTATAGAAAGGTGTATAGGCGGTCATACAAATACAAGTCCAGAGCCACCGAGGGTTCCTCGAGCTGAGGAATCGTTAAGAAGTCCTACGATCTGGCGAGCAGTTGACTCGCTATCGATTGCGCCATTAACTGTGATATTGGTAGTTCCGGCACTTGCTGCGATATAGCGTGGAAGTGAAGGAGTCTGTAATGGTGCGCTAGGGGTTATAGGAGCAGATGGAGATACCGCGCCAGTTTCGAATGAAGCCCCAGTTACGAAATTCTTTACCGCTGAACCAGCGTTTTTAATGGCGTCAATAAGGTCTTTAATTTTAGACACTTTATCTACGAAATCTGCAAAGAGATCTATGATTCCAGCAATAGTCTTGCCAAGTGCCTTAAATGCTAAGCCAAGGGTTTCACCGATAATTGGAGCCAAGTAGTCCTTAGCAAAGTTATAAATAGACTTCATAAAACCAAAAAACGGCTGAAGCTCGTCATTATTGCGGGCAAGTGATTCTTGAACAGAATTAAAGGCAGATCGTAGGCCGTTAATGATTGGCTGAATAACTTTCATAACTGGAGCGAGTTTATCGCCAAGATTGGAAGTAAAGTCCTGGATTGCAGGGATAACATTCTTAACAAGAATCTCTACCATTGGAGTAATGGCATCAAGGATATAAGCGCCAACTGTTTCCTTGCCTTCATCGAAGGCTACTGTAAGGCGGGCTAACTTTCCTTGGAATGTATCTGCTTGCTTAGAAGCTTGGTTCTCGAAAGTCCCGGCTAGCTTGGCTGTTATCTGGTCAAATGTAAGAGTCTTTAGTTCAGCCCTATCAAGTCCTACACCCAAGCGGCTAAGGCCTGCTAGGTTGCCTTCTTGAGCCTTTGAGAGGCTCTCTGTGACCGCCTGGAGAGACTTGCCACTACCAGCCGCAATATCTAATGCAAGGGTCTGTAATTGCTGAGCCTTGTCTAAGTCTTTGGTGGCACGAGTCAAGCGATCTAACGATGGGCGAAGCTCATCATCTGCAACGCCTGTAGCCAGGGAAGTCTTAAGGATGTAATCCTCTGTAGCTGCTACCTGGTCATCGGTTGCCTTAGTAACATTGCGAAGAGTATTGGCTAACTTGGCTTGGGCTGCTTCATCCTCGATGGCTGACTTAACACCATCAATAGCCAACTTGCCTGCATAAGCTACGGCTGCGGCTCCGGCTGCTGCGAAGGCTGCTCCGGCTATCTTGCCAAACTTAGCGACCTTATCTCCGAAGGTAGCAACATCTTTATCTGCTTTGTCAAGGTTCTTAGTAAAGTTATCGACATCGGCAAGCAGCTTGAGCGTTAACGCTCTTGTACCTGTAGCCATTATGTCCACTCCTTAAGAATCTTGTCGAATGATTCAGTCCATCTAGCCACGATCTGCGGTTGAATCTTGCGAAGCGTTGGATAGATAAACCAGCCCTTAGAGCCTCGACCTTCACGGCCTGACCATACGGGGAACTGCCTAAACTTATTAGAACCGAATTCTGAACCGCCCCAAATATCTCTAGTGGTTGCGCCACCTGAGAACTTCTGAGAAGCGAATCCGTAAGTAATCTCGCCGATACGGCTGGACTTCTTAACGCGAGAACCCTGAGCAATTCGGCCTGCGACCTTGCTGCTCTGGATTGAGTTAGCCTTCTGGATAACTTCATCTCGAGCAAACTCAGCTAAAGCACCTGATTGGCGCTTGGCTTCATCGTTGGCCTCTTCACTCATATTCTTTAGAGCCTTGAACACCATGCGAAGTTCCGTCTTATCGAAGGCAATTACTTCATCTGCCACGATTACGCTCCTCTAGTACTTCAATAGCTGTAAGAATATCCTCGGCACTTTGCCAATGATTCATAGGAATCTGTGTAGCTAGTGCCAGTTCAACTAAGAGTCGGCTTACGCTTCCTCTTGGATGACTTTTGGGTCTCCTTCACCTACTTCAACATCGTCAACAGATTCCATCCATTGATCTAATGTCTTAGTCGGCTTACCGCCTGCCTCACGCTTCATGGCGCTGTGTGCTACATAAAGAATGTCCCACATTCCGCCGAACTGGGAGATGACCTTCTTAGTTGCCATTTCCCAGCGGGCGTAATCTGGCGGGCGAACCATATAATTGGCTTCGGTTCCGTCTGTATATTTAATTGTTATTAACTGTTGCATAAAATGCTCCCGTTTCTATTCTCTAGGAGAAGGTCTCTGTGACCGCACCCTTTGATACCTTGAATGTAAAGTCTACAGTCTGAGCATCTGTTCCGGCTCCGCCTGCTGTTGGAAATTCTGGAAATGCGTCAAACACGAATACAGCGCCTGTGGCTGATGTCAAGGTCATTGTGATCGTGTTATCTGGTGCTGTCTCTGCTGCTGTCCATAGAGCTTCGCATACTGAGTTAGCCTTACCCCAGTCAGCAAGCATTGAAAGAGCGAAAGAAGCTTCGATATTAGTGGTCTTGTAAGCCTCGCCATCGAGAGTCTGGTATGTCTCACGAAGGTTAGTCTTAGTTAGGACTGCTGAAGTTGCCTGAGCCTCGATATCTGTTCCACCTGTGAAAGATAGAGAAATATCGCGACCTGTGATTACTGTGGTTGCCATTATTTATCCTTAGTTAGTTTGTGTGTAGTAGGTAGAAACTCTGATATCTGCCACCAATACATTGGAAGGCCCGACCTGAGTTACTGTTGGTTTTTCAACCGCTCCGACTGTGTACCCTACTGGGATCACCTTCAGAACACTTATGACAAGCTGCTCGAGGTTATCGAGCGAAGCCGGGTTGCTGTTATATGCAACGGCTACTGAGATTACAAGATTGATTTTAATGTGAAGCGTTGACTTATTAATAGTCTCTAATTCAAGATACGGTGAATCTGGGACTGTCACCACAAATGGCACCATAGGCGCTTCTGGCACATAGGCGTAGACATTGCCTGCAACGCTTGCGAAGGCTGTAGCTAGTGGCTGGCGTACTGTGTCAAGGATTGTTGAAGCAGGCATTATTGCACCATTGAATCGGTGTCGATGTATGCCCCTAAGAGTCCTGATACGCGGTTGAAGAGACTGCGCCCTAGGCGGTAAGGGCTAACATTAGTAAAGTCGATTCCCTCGATCTGTCCACCAGGAGCGATGCGAGATTGGAACACTTCTACTGAGACGGCAAGGACTGCTGACTCTACTGCGCTGACTCCGACATAAGTAGCTGCGCCTGAAAGGGTAGCCTTGCCTGAAGGGATGACATTACGGCCATCGATGTCTGCGTTAGTAATTGAGACTGTGAAGAATCCGTTAAAGTCACGATAAACACCATCTACGAATACTCGAGAATTAGAGTTCATGACATAAGTATCAATGTCGTAATTGCTTGATTCTAAGATCGTAAAGGTTCCGTTGAATGGGGTTCCGCAGCCTGTAATAACTACGCTCTGACCCTCTGAAAAATTGTTCTCGCCTAAGCAAGTGTAGTAGGCAATATTATCCTGGAGTTCAACACGGGATATTGGTGAAGCGTAAGTGACGAGCATAGGCAAGATAACTGCCTCAGCTGTATCGATAACATCTGTTAAATAAGCATCGTTATAAAGGGATGTAGAAACGCCAAGGATAGACCTTAGTTCCGCAACTGTGACAATTGAAGCCATTTCTACATCCTCTCTATTAAACGACTGGGGGAGCCACCGGGAGCAGCAGCTCCCCCATGATTAGTTTGTGACTAGGCAACCATGTAACGGTAAGCGCCTGCGCCAAGCTTGGTTGCGATTGCACCGTAGCCGTAGTATCCAACTTGTACCTGACCTGTTGAGATGAGGTTTGTCTGGAGTGATAGGCGTGGTGACTCGTACCATGTGTAAGCATCTGGGTTAACAACAATTAGAGTGTTGTCTCCAAGTCCTGCTGTGTCTGTCAATGCGCGTGAAACGCGAAGGTTCAGCCCTAGAAGGTTTCCGCGAACTGCTGTTGCAGTAAGTGTTCCGCCTGCGTTCTGTGGGTTGATTGTTTGCTGGAAGATTGGGCGATTTGAACCATCGACCAAGCCCATGAGAGCGCCCCATTGTTCTGGAGAAACTACGATGTTTTGAGCGAACCCAAGAGTTCCCTTGTAGATAGAAACTGCTGCATCTGATACGAAGTCAGATACTAAAGCACCTGTTGTAAGTGCTGCACGGTCTCCGCCGTTTGTTCCACCTGTAATAAGCGCGGTTCCAACTGCTGCATCTGTAGCCTTTGCGTATGCGAATTCCATCTGGCGTACGAGTTCAGCAAAGAATGCTGGTGATGAGCGATCTAGAAGCTCGAGTGAGAATGTCTGCTGTCCAATAAACTTCTGAACATTTACGCTTACGAAAGCAGCGTTCTGGTCTGTCTCAGATGGTGTTCCACCTTCAGATGCAACTGCAACTGTTGGAGCAACTGTAATCTTTGGAATCTCGAAAGTCATACCTGCATCAGGTAGTGCGCCTGTCGTGATTGAGTCAATGAATGGGCGGTCTGCGTTTGAGATGCCGTTAATGACTTCTGTAAGTTGACGAGTTGGTACAAGACCAGCGTTGTCTGTGACATCTGCCGCAGCTGCGACATACATCTTTGATTCGTCGTTGCCGAGTTGAGCGCGGACTGAGTGCTCGAGATAAGAAGCCTTATCAACGATTGGGTTACGAACAGTTGTTGAGATATAAGGTGCTGTTGCAGCCTTAACTTCAACCTTTGCAGCCTCTACCGTTTCTGCGGCAGGAGCAACTTCTGGAACGGTAGTGTCTGACACTTGTTCTCCTTCTGTAGTTGATTGTGTTTCTTCCTGAGGTGTCTCAGAAATTTCTGTGTCTTCAGCCGCGACCTTAGCGACCTCGGCTCCGGGTATAGCGCCATCTGTGACCAAGCTGACCTCGATTAGGTTAGATGCGCTGATAGCCATTACGCCATCCTCGTTATCCCACTCTGCAACATCTACGCCAACGCTGAAATCTGAGCGAAGGCCAGTTGCGGCTTCCTCTAGAGCATCGTTACCGGCTGTTGTCTTTGCGATCTTAAATTCTGCTGTGATGCCTGTTGCATCTGCTTCAAATGAAACCATCTTGCCTAATGGGCGAGTGACATCGTGCTGAAGAACTAGCTTGATGTTCTTAGCCATGGTGATGGAATCTTCTTTGAACATAGTGCGGCCTGCTGATGTGCTGCCTTCAGCGTTCCATGAAACGATGCGGCCTGCAATAATGCGAGACTCTGCATCCGCCGCTGTGATGGCGTATGGCATGGTTATCTTCATCGGTTCTCCTTGTTATCAATTAAATCTTCTTCTTCTTGAATCTGCTCGACACTCATAGCACCGATGCGATTAAGAATCTCGTAGACCTGGGCGCGAGCAAGCGCATCAGATCGTAGGAATTCATCTAGGCTGAATCGAATCTCACCAGTTGACGGGCAGAAGTCCGGCATAGATAAACGCTGTTCAATAGCTGCAAGAATTGGCTTCATAGAAAAGTCGATAAGTGAACGGCGCTCTGATACTGAGTTGCTGTATGTCATGCTGGTAGTTTCTGCGCTTACGAAATATGCAGGAAGGTTGCAGGCGCGAGCCAATTCCAGAGCGACATATTGACGAGCTTCATTCAGCTGTAGTTTGGCTGGATCGATGCCCAACGCCTGCAATTCAACATCTGCATTAAGAAACGCAGTTGACTTTGTAAGGCGAGCGGTTCTCCATGACTCGAGAAGTTTAGAGATACGCTCTGCTGGAAGATTGGTGCCATTAGACTTTAGAACTTGTAATGGTACTGGCTCTTTAGCGAAAGTTTCGGCTGCTTGCTCCAGGGCATGAGCTGCACGGATAGTACGCCCTGCACGATTAAGCACGCCTTCGTCAAGTCCGTAGAAAACTACAAGTGAACCGACTCCTTGAGTAGGAACTACTGAGCCGTCTACTTGATAGCCAACGATTTCTGTTTGAAGATGATTAAGTTTAGTTGTTACACGATCTGGTGCAACGCGAGTCCAGGCACGAACTCTTCCTGTGTCCCCATATTGCTCGAGAACTTGGCCGTACCCAACCCCATGAAAGAGTAAGTCTTCTGCGAGCCATGCGTAAATTGCTGAACCGGGAACGCGTGGGTCTGGCTGATTGATAACAGCCGGTGTTCCCATGTGTGATCCATCGACCTTCGAGTATTGCTCGAGTGGAAGAGCTGCAAGAGTTGAACAGATGATGTTACGGGCTCTTGCAATAGTTGGAACCGCCATAGCCTGTTGACGGCTGGCAACTGATTGAGTGAATACGAAAGGATTAAATGAAGCCGTGTTATTAAACGGCGCAGGGGTAGAAGCGGCGTCGACTGTAACCTCGACTGCTGGCTTTGATGATGTAAAAATGTCCCGGATTCCCATTGGACATATTATACGCTACTGTCTAGACATTATCCTACCTGAATGTCTACTTCAGATTCAGCGCGTGTCGCAAAGTGAGTAACCATCGCTGAAGCAACCGCACCGCACACAATTCCTGAAGCCTTACGGCCCATAACCCAACCGCCATCGCCACGGGTTAATTTAACGGCGCTGAGAACTTGCTTGGTCAACTCTTCTTGATCTGAATGTGCAAGGCGAAGGCTGGAGACCGCCGAGACGAATTCATCGCAAGATTGCTGATACTCCTGGCCTGTAATCTCATGGATAGGAATTCCGGCTGGTGCTAATCGAGCTGCAACGGCTGAGGCTGTTGACTTGCTGTAGGCAACGGCATTAACCGGGAACTTGCGCACCCAGTAAGCAATATCGTTAGCCATTTCTTTGTCATCTAGGTTAACTGGGTTAAACCAAGTATGGAGAAGGCTGACCATGAACCTATCGCCATCGATGCGCTGGCCTGCAACAAGGCTGCCATGCTTCCTGTCCGGGCTAAGGTCTATTGCCATCCAAGTATCGTGCTCGACATTTAACTGAGGCAGGTCATCGACTTTGCACTTCTTCCATTCCGCTTCTGATATCACGGGATTAATCATCGACACGAATTGGCAAAGGATTTCCGTGCGGAAAATATCTTCACGATCTGAAAGGCTGTCCTTGATATTGTCCTCATGGACTGTGTGGCCTAGGGATGGGTTGCTCTGGTACCAGGCTTCCTTATCGGTTATCTCTGCTCCGGGTTCAGCACTCCATTCAAACCAACCAATAGAATCATCGGCTCCTTCACTAGCTGCAAGGCCGCGTTCCCTGAACTTATGCAATAGGACTGAATTGGCATGGCCTGCGTTGGAATAGACATAAGCCTGCGGATTGGGATTAGACATCTGAGTGAATCGCATCGATGACCAGACATCTTCAGTATCGAACTCACGCAATTCGTCAATGTGGATGACATCGGGTGCGGCAATACCTCGAGCAGCTGAGTTGCCGGCTCTGATTAGGTAACGAGCCTTGTTCTTAAATCGAATCTCCTGCGATCCTTTAGATTCGTACTTCTTTGCAAAGTTATCCAGGAGTAGTTGGCTGTTCTCGATTATCTCCGAGACCTTGAAGAAGATTTCAGATGAGGTAGTTAGCTTGTGAGCCGTGGCAAGATGCATCTTCTCACCTAGAACATAGATGCCGAACAGGATGCGTAACGCCATGAAGGTACTCTTACCCTGTTGCCTGGGAAGCATGATGCCTATGAGTGGGTGCAGCCAACGCCCATCACTCTTGTAGCGTAAACAGTCTCGAGCTAGTTGCTGTTGCCATGGGAGCAAAGGGAATCCGATATCGATGCAGAACTGAATCATCTCATCGCCTCGAGTAGGCAGATCACTAGGCTTAGACCTGATTCTAGGCACTTGGGAGCCATAACGAGGTTCTGTAACCCCTACCTCAGCCGTTTGCAGCCCGATAGAGCCTGTTTCAGCCGTCATGACTAGTTCTCATCCGATTCAAGCCGATAATGACTTGTTGAGGCGTTTTCGGGGTAAAAAGAAACAG